ATAAAGCCCGCCGCTGCCGCCGCCGCTGCCTTTTGCGCTTCACTCAATCCATCCGTTGATTGCGTCGTCTTGTCGAGCGCTCCCTGAAGATTGTTCACGACATTCTCTGCCGCAATTATTGGGCCAGTGTAGGACTTTACGGCCATCGCTAATTCATCCGCGCTTTTTGCCGCCGCTTTAGCAGCCTCGAAATTTTCGAGTTCTGTTTGCAGCCGCTGCCGCGCAGCGACGAGAGCCTCATTCAAGGCTCCGGTCTCGTCAAAGCCAAACTTGGATTGATCCTGCAATCTTTTGGCAACTGCAAGCCCGCGCGCAATGCTATCTTCCGCCCTGGCCGCGCCGTTCTCCGCGCTTTTCCCCCACAGCGCCCACGCCGTAGCGCCAAGTCCTAGCGCGAGCGTGATCCATCCGATGGGCCCACCGAGCAATCCGAGTCCAGCGCCGGCAGCAACGCTCGTAACAGATGCCGCCTTCTGTGCTACCGCCTGTGCCATGAGCGCAGCAGCGTGCGCATCGGCTGCCTTCGTAGCTGCTGCCTGTGCGGGGAATAAAGCGGTTGTCACCAGCGTCAACGCTCCCATTCCTCTTGTTGCAGCAACGAGAGCCGCCGCCTCTGCAACGCGCGCTTGGGTATGAAAAACAACGGCACTGGTAGCACTTATTTTCGCGGTAGCAGCGGCAAGCGTCGCGGCAGTTTCTGCCATGCTCGCGGTGACTGACGTATAAAGCGCGGCCGTTTTCGCCACCAGGAATGGCACAATCTTCGCCGCCATAAACGATAACGTGACGCCTAGCAATAATTTGAAATTGTCAATCAGCGCCGTCAATGCAGGGAGTAATCCGCTTGCCAGTTGCATGGTCGCGCCTCCCGCCGAAGCCTTGAGCAAGTCAAGCTTGTCCTTGAATTCGTCGGCGCGCTTGGTCATTTCCTCGGTAATGCCTGATGCCTTCGCTCCCGCTGCAACCATATCGCCTATTTTCTTTCCGCCCTCGGAGAGCAGCGGAGCGGCACCGGCCCACGCCTTACCGAGAGCAGCGGCCCCTACTGCTGCACGCATCTGCGGGTCTTGAATCAAGAAAAAAACATCGGCCAATTGTTTGAATGCTTCGAGCGGATCTTTTGCAGTGATGCCGAGCAGCGCAAACTTTTCGGCGTCCTTACCCATGTTCACGGCGAGCTTGTTGATTGATGCGGCGATGCTGTCAAGATCGCCACCAGATTGCTTCGCAGCAACACCAAGCCCAGCAAGATTCTCAATAGATATTTTTGTCGTCAGGTTCAAATCATATAGATGATCCGCTGCATCAATGGATCCCTTGATGAGCGAAACGAAATAGCCGACGCCAAGGCCGATGCCCAACGCCCCGAGCGCAGTCTTCGCCGACGCGACAGCGCCCTCGATGTTCTTCATGGCGCCGCCGACTATCGTCTTCGCCTGATTCATGTCAGACTGAAGTCGGGCCATGCCCGCAATCATCTGGATCTCAAGCGTTCCGGCAAGTGCCATTATTCGATCCTAAGATTTTGCGATGGCGCGAAGCGCCAATTGCGCGGCGGTCGGTTCTGGTTTGAAGCCTGGTGCAATCCACGGCGGAATGCAGCCGAGCTTTTCGGCGCGATGCGATTCGGTCAGGTACTCACGCGATAGCCGTAGCAGCAAGCGCGATTCCCATGGTGCAAGATCAATTCCGATCCGGTTACACCATGCGTCAATGTGCGGCCATCCGATAGGACCGGCGCTCATCCCCGCCGCTACAGTCGGGCCGATCTCAAGCAGGTAGCCGATCAGGTAACCGGCCTGATCCAGCGGAGGCATTTCCGGCATGTACGATTCGCGCAGTGTCTCGACGGTCTCTGCCGACACCTGATCGGACCACTCCGGTTTCCACTCGCGCCGCATGCGTTCCAGCCGCGATACCTGCGGCGCTTCGGGCTTATCTGACTTCGCCCTCTCCGGTGCGGTGTTCAGGTAGGCGAGCTGTCGGACGTAGAGAGTGAGGTCACCGAAGAGGGCTTCGCGAAATTTGCATCATCATCCACGAATCGAGCGAACTGTTTCGTGATGTAGCCGAGCTTCGGGTTCGCGTACAGCGCCGCCGGCTCAATCGGAAAATTGATGATCTCTTTCGTGTGCCCGACCAGCTTTTCGACCAGTTCGGCGTCAGCGACTTCGGCGGCCTTCTTGTCCACCTTGCCGCGCATCAACGCCTGCAGCCTGAGTTGTGCCTGCTGGCCGGCTTTGTGCAGAGCCTTGACCGCCTGACGGCTGCCGCCGCCATAGGCCACGATTTTCACAGGGTTGACGCCGTCTGCGCCGATCAAATCATCGTCGCCCTTGGCGTTCTGCACCGTGAGCGTTGCGGTTTCCTCAAGTTCGAATCGCGTTACATCGAAATCCATGATCGTTCCTTTCCTGGGATTTGCCCGTACCCAAGCCCGCGCTCCCAGGAAGGGAGACACGAGCCCGGGCCGGTGCGCGTTGCGGGCTTGCGCCCAATTTGGCTTACGCGGCGACGACGACCGGCTCACGGCACAGTTGAATGCCGCAAGTCCGTTTCAGAAAACTACCTTCGCTCGCCTGCGTGAGCTTCCAACTCGATGCGAGCACGTCCAAGTAATGGACCTCTGCATCCGGGTAGGTGATCTTGATGCTGTAATGATTCTCCGAGGCCACGGCTGCCTTGAGAATGACCTGCCCGGCGTCTGCGGGAATATCCGCCATCACCATGTCACCGCCGCCGTAGTTGGATGTGCCCTTGACTTTCGTTACGGCGCCAGTGATCGGGCGAAACTCGCCGACGGAGCGAATTTCGCCGAACTCGGGGAACGACTCCACTTGTCCGATCGTTGTGTAGGTGAGACTGGTTGCGCCGTATCCGGACGCGTCGTAGGTAGCGGGGAGCGTGGAGCAGGCTGCATAGGTCGTGTCCACAAAGCCAGCGGGTGCAGTATGAGCGGTCATGATGATTTCCTTTCAAGATTTCCAAATGGAAAATAAAAAAGCCGCTGATCAGGCAGCTCCGTGGTACTGCTCTGGTGGATTACTTTGCCTACGTTGACACCTGATATCGTATGGCGAAGTCTCGCGACTGCTCGAAAATGTTGGCGTCCACATCATGCAGATCAGGACCGGAACCCTCGGACGAAATGCTGTCTACCACCACGCTGTTGACCGTCGATCGCGTCGTCAGTAACGCCAGCCGGATCAATTCGAGAATCGACTTCTGCGTTGCGTAGGTAGTTGCCTGCACCGTGACCTGCACACGCGCCGTGATGATCTTCGCGCCGGCGTTCTTGAGCGTCTTGTATTCCACGCCGTCGATATGCCTGACCACGATTGCAGGCAATGCCGTATTGATCGGGATCACACCTGAGAAAATCTTCGCGGCCGGAACGACGGCGATCAGGGTCGCGTTGTTGCGCAGCAGATAGCTGATCGCCCTTACGTCGCTCACTTCTTTAACTCTACAAAAATCACAATCAAGAGTGCGGCGATCAACGGGCTGGCGTCCATATGCCAATACACACGCAGCAATGACATGTAGACCAAGACCAACGGAATCAGAAACCGTATTATCTGCCCGTATGTCCGACTCGCAAGCCATTCAATAAACCGCTTCATTCTTCGATCCCGATTTCAATCCCCGAGGTATCGAGCCTCTCCTTCGTGGCGAGCCTCGCCTTCATGTACTCGGCTGTTGCGACAACGGCGGCGCCTGCCTGCGTATCGAATGCCGGTCGCATGAACGGCTTCGGCCCCTGCCCTGGGTGCATGACCTCGCTCACTACCGAGCCATCCGGCAACGAGAGCCCGCCGCCTTTCGCAGCCCGGATGATGTGCGCAGCTGTGCCGTACTCGAGCCACAGCGGCAGGTTGCCGGGTTCCTTGCCCTTCACGCCCAAGCCTTTTCCAGCAACTACTTTCGCCGTGACTATGCCGCCTTTCGTGTTCGTGCTCACCTTGATGCTCTTGGCGAGCTGGCCGGACACGGAATGGATGTTTGCCTTCGCCTGCTTCTGGATCACGCGAGCGCCCGCGCGCAAGGCGCCACGCATGACATTTTTTTGCAGCTTCGGCGCCAGTTGTTCGAGGAACTTGTTGAGTTCTGCAAGTCCACGTATGTGGATTTCACTCATGATGAACTTGTCTCCCCGAGCACTTCCATGTACTCGTGTTTTCCCAACTCAGCCGGCCCGCCGATGATCTGGAACACGCGATCCGTCGCCCCGCGTACGGTGATCCGGCATGCCGATGTCACCGTTGCGAGGTAGCGAAACCGAATGCGCGCGCGGTTCTTCGCGACGACGAGCCCTTGCTGCACGGCCTCGGACTTGCTCGGCAGATCGTCCTGCACGTTCGCCCAGACCACCGCGAGCACCGACCAGACCGTCAGCGGCTCGCCGTAATCGCCTTGGCTGATCGTCGGCTGCTCGATGGTGCAGCGCCTGTCGAGAACGACGTTCATGTTCTCGTCGCTATTCCGGCCGCTCGCATGATTTCGATGTCGCCGCAATCCCCATGCCCAGCAATCCGGATCTGATGCTCGGCAAACCATCGATGCATCGGCGTGGCTCTCGTCGCGCTCATCCTCCGAATGCTTTCCGCGTTGATCGCCTTTGCTTCCTCGTCGTGCGTCTTGCTCGTTGGCGAGCGCTCAATCGCAGCCATCTCGCCATTGCGCACCACGTAGATGCGCTCACGATCGAAGCCGCTCAACAAATCACCGTCCACCGTGCTTCTGAACACCGCCGCGCCGGCCGGCTTCACGGCCATGAACGGGTGCAAATGAAACGCTCGCAGCATGATCGAATTGCCGCGCTCGAAAAAAATCATCGTCGGTGCAACGGATCGCCCGACTCCGAACACGCGAGCGCGCTCGATCTGGTGCGCGTGCTCGACGGCGAACGAGAGCAGCTCCCCGGCCTCCGCGCCCACGGGCGGCGGCGCATCTTCCTGACGAGTCCTCAGTCCGGCGCATACCACGGCGAGATATCCCTTCTCGATCTGATCGCGCGCAAAATGAAACGCGCCCCTGCTCACGATCATGTCGGCGCAAAGGAAACACACTACATCGCCCGCCTCTGCCACGCTCCAAACTAATTGGAAGGCATCGACGAACGTCCGATAATTTCCA